TAATCCATTCGAAGAAATCACTTTAGATGGTAATAAAGCGCAACGTTGGGAAGATAAATCAATTTGGTTAGAAGCGAACCCATTGTTTGCCGAAGTTGAATCATTGCGAACTAAGTTACACGAAGATTATGAAACAAGCAAACAAATTCCAAAAGATTTGCACCTGTTCAAAACAAAGAACTTGAACATATGGCAGTCAGAAAATATTGATGATGGTTCATTCTTCGTTGATTTGAACACCATTGAAAAATACGAGAAAGAAGAAATCGAGGACTGGAACTGGTGGAAAGGTAAAAAACAGGTCATGATTGGCATTGACTTAGCACCATCTCGTGACAATTCCGCAATCACATTCGCATGGCACGACGTTAAAAATAACAAAACATATTTTAAAAACAAAGTGTATTATGCGAAAAATATGGAAGCGAACAAAATTAAATCAGAAAAAATTCCATATGACCAATGGAGTAAAAAAGGTTGGTGTGAACCATTAGGAGAAGAAACAGTGGATTTCGTTGGTATCGCTAAAGATATTCAAAAAATCATCACTGATTACAATATCAGTTTGGCGACCATTTTATATGATATTTCATATAGTTACGACCTAGTGAAATACATCAACGAAAATATCGAAATGGAAGTCAATGCAACAGTGGTACATCAAAAATCTAAAGTGTTACATTCTGTTATTGATACGCTTCAGAGGGATATTTATAACGGAAATGTATACTATGCCCCAAATAAATTATTGGTATCGGCGTTTATTAACGGTGAAATCGAGTTCCGTCAAGGTAAAACATACATCAAAAAGAACTCTAAAGTTAAAAACAAAGTTGATTCATTGTTTGCAACATTCAACGCATACAAAGGAATCATGTTTTACCTACAATTCAATAGATTTGAAAATGATATAGAATTTGAGGTTTGGTAATATGAATAACACATTTTGTGGTGTTTGTGGGAACATCGTCCCAATCGGTGAGCGGTGTTCTTGTAGCCCAAAAGTGAAAAGTGAATCCAGTAAAAAACATGTTAGTTCTCAAACACGCTTTCAAAAATTACGTAAACGAATGTTAAAACGTGACAATTACACATGTCAACGATGTGTAATTAAATTCGGCAAGCGTGACCATTCAATTCATGAAGACCTACAATGCCATCATATTAAATCGTGGCGTGATTACCCTGAACTAGCATATGACGAGAACAATTTAATCATCGTATGTCGTGATTGTAACCTTGCTTTAGGGAACAGTAACGTATTAGATTTTGAATGGCAGCCACCTAATCAAGAACCAATTATATTATAAAAAAGATGAAGTTTTTTTATTTTACTATTTAGATATCATATAAGCACTATATATATATATTATAAGAGCTTTTGCACGAGGTTCTTGTTGTTTTGTGAATTTACTTCCATTTAGGATTCACGAGGTTTTATTCTTTTCGCCTCGTGAGTTCGATAATGATGTTAAATCTTTAATCCACACAATATGTGCGGATTTTTTTTATTTTATACAAGGAGTGAAATATATGGGACTATTCGATTGGTTGGAAAAACGAAGTGCTGACGGAACTGTAACACAATCAACTTCATATAACAATGAAGCGGAAGCGTTAGGTTCTTTACTTGGTATAGAAGCAATCACTGAAGACAAAGTTATGAGGATTCCAACCGCAAAAAAATGCGTTGATAAAATTGCAGGAACAATCGCACAAATGCCAGTGTATTTATACAAGGAAAATGCTGATGGTTCGATTGAACGTGTCTTAAATGACAATCGTGTTCATTTACTAAATCACGAACCAAATGACTATACAAAAGGAATCAATTTAAAGCGTAACATGGCAAAAGATACATTACTTTATGGGGCTTCATATACAAAAATTAATTTTGCAGGAAATACAATTTTAGATTTACATCCGATTAAAACAACATCTGTCACAGTTAATAAACATATTAGAAATGATTATGAAGTTGTTGGCGCTGACATCTTGTTAAACACTTCTGAAAACGGAACGTTTAAATCAATAACCAAAAAACAACCAAAATATAAAGCACATGATTTCATCATTGTTACTAATGACTGTTCCGATGGTTTAACTGGAACTGGAGCGTTAAAACATGGTGAAGACATTTTCCGTCTAGCACTTTCTGAAATGGAATATACAACAAACTATTTCGAAACTGGGGCATTACCAATTGGTGTTTTGTATAGCGAAGACGGTAAAGTTCTAAATCAAAAAGAGCGTGATTCATTAAAAGCGGCATGGCAACGCCTTTACGGTGGAGCAAAAAATGCGTTTAAAACAGTTGTATTACCATCGGGTATGAAATATCAACCAATGGCACAACCAATGCTAGCAACAGAAAATATGCGAAATTCATTTGCAGATGATATTTGCAAAATCTTTAATGTACCAGAAGGTACGATTTCAACTGGTGGTAAACAATATCAAAGTTTGGCACAAAACAGTAAAGAATTTTTAACAACTACATTGTCACCAATTATCGGTGCTATGGAATCCGCATTTGATAAAGCGTTATTGCTTGAATCAGAAAAGGACAAAGGATATTTCTTCCGTTTTGACACTTCAGAACTTTTAAGAGCGACGAAGAAAGAACAGGTTGAAATGGTTGCACTGGGACTTGAAAAAGGAATTTTCACTATCAACGATGCACGAGCAATGTTGGATTTACCACCAATTGATGATGATGTATTCATGTGGAATCTATCCAATGTTCTTTACAATCCGAAAACTGGTGAAATGAAAGTGCCTAATATGGGGCTGATTGATGATAAAAAAGAATCGCCTAAAGTTCTAGAAAGCGAGGAACCACCAAATGGAGAATAAAACAATCGAATTAAGAAATGTAGATGTAGAACTCGTCGGTGAAAAGACCGAGGGTTCTTTTTTTGTTTCTGGATACGTGAATAAAACAGGTCAAGATTCTCAACCACTTGGTCGAAATCAAAAGTTCATTGAACGTATCGAACCAGGCACATTTAAACGTGCTTTAGAACGTGGTAATGACATTCACTTCCTTGCAGAACATGACAATGCAAAACTATTGGCTTCAACTAAAAACGGTTCATTAGTGTTACGTGAAGATGACCAAGGATTGTTCATGCAAGCGGAAATTAGCCCTACATCTTGGGGTAAAGATTACCACCAACTTATTCAAGATGGCCTATTAACAAATATGTCATTCGGTATGCAAGTACTAAATGACACGTGGAAAAAACGAGACGATGGCACATTACAACGTTCAGTGAACGACCTTGTGTTATCTGAGGTATCTGTAGTACGAAATCCCGCCTATGCACAATCGAATATTCAAGCAAGGTCGATTGATGTTGTAGACGAACCAACTATTAACTTTATGGAGGAAAATATTATGTCAAAAGAAAAAACAGTAAAAGAACTACGTGCTCAATTAGAAGCAATGGAGCAAGAACAACGTGAAGAAGAAGCGAAAGCAAATACAGAAACACGCCAGTTAGGTGAAGAAGATACAAAAGAAATGGAATTACGTGGTGTAGAACAATTCCTTAAAGGTGACGTTCACAGTGCAGAAGTTCGTGAAATGACAACAACTACAGGAGCAATTACAGTTCCTACATCATTATCAAATGTAATCGTGGAGAAATTAGTTGAACAAGCACCATTATTCCAACGTGCAAAAGGTTTTACACCTGTTAGCGGTACTCTTGAAGTATTACGTGAACAAAATATTGGTGATGCAACATTTGTCGGTGAAATGGAACCAGCGGAAATGTCTGATTTCTCATTCGATAAAATCACTTTAGAACAACGTCGAGCAGCAACGGCAATTGAATTATCACAACAACTTGTGAATGATAGCGGAATCAACGTTATTGATTATGCAGTTAACGTGTTAACAAGACGTCTTGCACGTAAAATCGACGAGACAGTTCTTAACGGTGATGTAACTAAAAAACAATTCGAGGGCATTTTAACATCTACAAAAGTAGAAACATTCACATCTAAAAATGCAAACAATATCGAAATAGATGAATTATTAAATTTAACATTAAACGTTCACCCTGATTATTTAAAAGGTGCAGTATTTATCATGGGTCGTGAGGCATTTAATAAAGTTGCAACACAGAAAGATGCTCAAGGAAATTATTATGTGGTTAAAGACGTTGTAAATGATAAACCAGTTTACAAAATCTTTGGTCAAAAAATCTTAATCCAAGAAAAAATGCCAAAGTTCGGCACTGGTGCAATTTCAGTAGTATTCGTAAATATGTCAGAAGCGTATGCAACGATGATTAAAAAGGGCGCTCAATTAAAACGAATTTCCGATGATACAACTCAAGCATTACGTGGTTCTCACCTATTGCTATTAGATATGTATGCGGATGGAAAAATCTTAAACGAAGAAGCGATTAAATTCCTTAAACAGGCGTAATCGGTTCTTTTTTATTTTGTGGGACTTCCAAATGGGAGTCCTTTTTATTATTCAAATATGAGAAAACGAGGTAAATATATATGGCAACGACAAAAGATATGGGAATTTTAATTGAAACACTTCCCGCAAAAGACGTTATTTTAAGTTCTGACGGATTATCAGTTGGTGGAACGTTTTTTGATAAATTAAATTTAGTTGGAGATTCAACAAAAATCATCCCAACTGTTTCACTTGATGGTTCAACGCTCATTTCTTTACCAATCCCTGAAGGCAGTAATGCAAATATCAGAACAATGAAGGAAACTGGAACAGAAATAAATTTAAAGCGTTTTGCTGAAGCGGTTGAATTTTCAAATCAATTTTCAATGAATACTGTATCAGATAATATTACAATTGCAAAGAAAATCGCTTTAAATCGTATTTTCGCTGGTATAGAATATCAAATGCTTAGTTATGGATATGACAACAACAATAAACCAGAAGAAAAAGAAATGCGATTCGAACGATTATTCCCAGCCGTTAATGAATCTGGAAATTCAAAACAAGGCGAACCATTGAAATATAAAGACGTTTTAAAAGTTCATGCTTATTTGAAAAACACAGGCAAACATAAAAATGCTTTCTGGATAATTGGTGATTCCGCTCAATTAAGCGTAATAGATGAAAGCGGTAATGAACATTTATCATTCGAAAACATTCCACAAAATGCAGTAGCCACATTGCTTGGTTTACCTGTTTATTATGCACAAGTGCAAGATTCAAATGATAATCCAATTGCTTTTGGTATTGTAAATTCTGATTCATATGCTTTAGCAATGAGCGACATTAAAGTTTATGAACCAAAACTTGATACCAAACAAGCAATGGCAGGAAGCAAGGTTTACATGGTTGAAGTTTGGGCTGATGCGAAAATCACAGATAAATATTCAAAATACTGTATGTCATTTGCTCCACAAGTCAAACAAGCATCTGTTGAACGTAAAGCAACAAAATAACAATCACGAGTGTTCCGTTTAGGAGCACTCTTTTTTTATAGTAAAATCAGAGTTTTACCAAGGAGGAAATTCTATGAAATTCACTGATATAGATTTAGAATTTGTAAAAGGTTATTTACGAATTGAACCCGATTATAACGATGATGATATTGAAGTACAATTGTTTATTGATACCGCTAAAGGTTTTGTCATGGAGCAAACAGAAATGACCGAGGACGAATTAAACAACGTACCAACGGCAAATATCGTGTATTTGCTGATGATTTCTGAACAATATCATAATCGTTCGGCAACAGGTGACAATTTAAAAATGAATCCAGTTTTCGAAATGGCACTAAAGAATATTCGGAAGTGTTCTTTATGATAAATGCTGGCGAATTAAAAAACCGCTTAATCATTCAAAAAGTTACCGAGGGTGAAGACGAAAACGGATTTCCAATTGAAATCATCGAAGATATTTATAAGTTACGATGTAAATATAAAACCGTATCAACAAGGGAATACATAGGTGCCAATCGTGAAATCACCGCTCTTACTTACAAATTCATCTGTAGGAAACGTGAAATTGATAGCGATATGTATGTTGTTTTCAAAGGAGATAAATTTGATATTAAACATGTTCATGAATTTGAAGATGATATGTTTGTTGAAATCACCGCCACATTAAAGGAATAATTTTAAATTTTTCTTTGTGGCTCGTCTTACAAATTACTAAAACACAATATAATAGTATTATAAATCAATTTAGTAACTGTTCTTGTTATGTTATATGTGCCACGCATCATTTATTTGATGTGTGGTATCTTTTTTTGTATATACTATTTACATATTTTGTATATCAATCATATATCACTTTTATATAGGTTCTATATACAACGCAATATTGCGTCCAACTTAGGCGAAATGTCTCAGTTAAATTGAATATTAATATTCAAAAATCATTCATTCAACCATTCATAAAAGAATTGGTTCATTGGATTATCATATGTTCGTGTTCCATCACTAAATGATTTGTGATTGATTATGTTATTAATCGCTCCACGTATGTATGCACCAATGTTATTAATGCCACGTTTATTTTTCATTTCATCAATGACCTTGAAGAACATTTTTTTACTAATTCCGTTTTTACGTGCATACACATATTCATCATGTATTACATCGTTTTGTATAACGGTATTGTTAACATTATTATTATTTAAAGTTTTTTGTTTATCGTCTTTTATTTCTTTAGAAATAATATTTTGATGTTCAGAAGGGTGCTCTATAGGTTGTTCATGTTGTGGTTCGTCGCATTGTTGCTCAACGATATACACATTAGCAGATTGTTGCTCATTTTTTCGTTTCGCTTCGTTGATTGATAACAGACCGATTTTCTCCATCAAGGTAAAAAATCTCCTAACAGTCGATAACGATATTTTCATATCAAATCGTTGTGCAAACATTTTTTGAAATGTACCATATGCGATACTGAACACCCCACAACCTTTCTTTGCTAAGTCGGATATTAAATACACACATCGTATTTGTAAATCACTGTAATGCCACAATTCATGCGCTTTTTGAATGAATAATTGAGCGTTATATTTTAATTTGGAATAACGTGTTAATTCTTCAGGTTTACCATTTAATAACATGTTCTATTCTCCTTTTGCTTCCGAGAGAATGTCATGATAAAATAAAGTCACAACATTTCATAAGAGAGCGTTAATTTTAACGTGCTTTATTTGAATATTGTTGTATCATGGGTAAACGAACGGTAGAGCGCCAACTCTATAATCCGTTCGTTTTTTATTTTTATCGTAAATTCATTAACGGGCTTGTTTTTTGTGCCATTTCCAATATATTTTCCGTTTCAAGTCCTTGTAGATATCGTTTTGTCACTTGAATATTCTCATGACCCGCAATTTTAGAGCATGAATACAGGTCTAAACCGTTCCTAAGGTTCGCTTGAATGGCGTAATGACGTAGGGTATGCGGTGAACAACGAATATCTTTTCGAACGTCAGCACGCAAACCAGCGTTCTTGACGATGTTTTCAATTTGCACCGTACATATTGGTTTGCCAGCCCTTGATAAAAAATAATTCGCATGTTCCAGTGTTTTTTTCTCGAAATACTTCGCTTTAATCCGTTCGTAACGTATCATGTACTTTTTCAACATCAAACTTATCGGAGCAAATCTCCATTTTGAGCCCTTCCCCATAATTCGTATATTCGTATCGTAAACCCACTCAGATTGTAAATTGATTAGTTCACTCATTCGTATGCCCGTATCAACAAACATTGCGATTATGACCTTGTTACGTGCGTTTAAATACGTTTTAAAATCATAGGAATCAATCATTTTCGCCACTTCATCATCGGTGAACGTTTTTATCACTTCTGTATCTTCTTTAAGCAATTTGATTTTGTTCATAACATTCATCGGCATATATTCTTCGGTCACGAGATATTTGAAAAAACTCCTTAAAGATTTAATCAGTGTGTTAATGTAATTCGCCTTTTTCCCTAATCCAATTTGATGTTGTACAAATTTTTTAATATGAAATGTGGCAATGTCTTCCACATCATCTACTTCATGATGTTCATTCAAATATGTTATCAGCAAACCAACATTGTATTTGTAGGTATCAACAGTCCTATCCGAATAGTTCTTAATCTTCAATTCGAATATAAATTCCTTTAGCAAATTATCGAGCAAAACAAAAAACCTCCCGTCCATGTGGATTAACACATAAACAAGAGGTTTCTGTATGACAAACTTCATCGTGTCGTATTGTTAACTTCAAGCGTTAGCAATATAACGTGTACAACAAAGTTTAGTCGATTTTTTATCTCTTACAATTATCGTTTGATGTTATAAAATGACTTAACGCCATCGTA